AGCATTACTGGTTTTAACCGTATAACTCACATATACACTAATTACTTAATGTATAAAATGTTATACCCTCCTATTCATAAAATAGGATCTATGCGTTCTTAATCGAAGAAATTAGCATAAGAATTATATATTGATTCAGAACTTCTCAGTTCTTGAACTTTATATGTTCCATTGTTAATTTCATTTAGTTTATTGAATGTCATAGAATAATTATTTGAGATGTGATTAGTTAAATCTGCATTTTAAGAATATGTTGATTCAGAACTTCTAAGTTCCTCAACTTTATATGTTCCATTGTTAATTTCATTCATATTATTGAATGTTATAGAATAATTATTTGAGATATGATTAGTCAAGTCTGAACTGTAAGAATATGTTGATTCTCCTATGGAGGAACCATATATAATCTCATCAGTTGAATTGATTTCATCAAATCCCAACTTAAATATTTTTCCTGTATTTAATAATTCAAGAGTCTTATTTCTCTCCTTATTAAACACATTGTCAATATTTAGCATTAATAATTCCTTAGATCTTTGTCTAAAATTAACAGAATTAACTTGTCAATTTGAAACTTGATCTTTGTAATTATTAAGATAATTATTTATACCTGTAAAAACAGGGTAATATTTTAAATTATTAATTTCATCTTCATTCAAATAATTCTTATTTGATATGATAGATTCAACTAATGAATTTAACTTTACCATACTGTTTTTTACTGTTTTTCCGATACCTAAACCGATAATATCATTAAGTAATGAATGAATTAAATTATCATTAGGTATCATCACTAGATCATTATTTAAATTATTTGCAATTAATTCTCTTAAAGAGTCAATTGTCGAATAACCAAAACAATGATCTAATGACTTATGGAAAATAGAAACTTTCATATTAAACCTAGAATTTGAATACTTAGTACTCAATTTTCGGTTTAATCCTTTGTAAAGTTTTGAAACTACGTGGATTAAATTCAATGAAGAACTTAAGTAATTTCCTTTGATTTTATAAAAATCATAAAGATTTACCATTACAATAAAAGGATTATTAATGTTATTAATAATTCCGGATATTGGAATGCCAGTAATTTCTTTTCCTTTACAAATTCATCTTTTAGCAAATTCATAAGTATCGTGAGATACGTGTGTTTTTGCCTCAGATAAATCTACACCTAAATTTTTAATTCAAATTTTATATAATCTAGCGACTTTATCGTTTTTTATAACAATATCATCACCAAGTATTATGTAATCTTTAAAATTATCAATCCCA